TACATTAAATTAATATTAATTAATGGCAGAGAATTAACTACAAAGAATGATAAAGAGGTGACAATCGAGTGATAAATTTACCAACACAGGGAGGGGTTGCACCACGCATCCCCGAAACAAAATTAAGATTGTATAGTGGAGTACCATGGTCGGACGAATACGAACATGTTAGACTATACAATTCAAAAGAGGACTTATTGAACCATTTAGAGTTATATCGTAAATATATTAACGATGTTGATTTGTCACATCTTGCACCGATAAGGGTAGGAAACTATGATATCCGTGTACCGTTCACAGAGATGAAAGCACTCAATCTCAATTATTTAGCTTTTCAGAATAGTGGGATATCTAATGAATGGGTATTTTGCTTCATTGATTCGATTGAGTGGTTATCAGAAAAAACAACTAGAATTAACTTCTCATTGGACGTTTTTCAGAACAATTTTTATGATGCAAATATTAAGCCATGCTTTGTGGAATATCATCATATTCCTAGGAGTGCAGACGCTATCGGTGCAAATTTAACGCCAGTCAATATAGAGACAGGTGAAACGATTGTGTCACGGCACAAAAAGTTAGACTTGACACCAACAGAGTGTTGCGCTTTTGTGACGAGAGGAACAGCGGAACAAAGTTGGTTTGAGGGACGAGTAGAAAATGGTGTATATTGTTGGGGCAGTATTGGACATTATGATGTAACCACGGAAGACGGGTTAAAAGGAATTAACACTTTGCTGGAAGATTATAACAACCAAGGCGCACAAGATGCAGTCATAGGGTTGTTCATGTCCCCTAAATTATGTACACTTGCTTTAGGAGGGAAAGAGATAAAGCCTAAAATAACAAGTATGCAGATTTCCGATAATGTTTTTGAGGGTTACAAGCCAAAAAATAAAAAACTATATTCCTATCCATGGCTATTTTGTTTGGCTGATAACAACCAAGGCAACACACATATTTATCGGTATGAATATAGCTACAACCGTGATAAATCTCTTGAGTTTGACAGTTACGGGACAATCGCAACATTACCACAAGTTTTGACAGCACCAAAAAACTATAAGACGCGCGAAGAATTAGGACATGGATTAATAAATGAAGCACTGATTAACTCCTCTTTTCCGATGTGTTCTTTTTCCTCTGACACTTACAGGGCGTGGCTGGCTCAAAATAAAAGCTCTATAGCACTATCGCAAGTCCACACTGCCGTAGATGCTACTATAGGAACAGGCACAGCTATTGCTGGATTGGCTGGTGGAAGTTTACAGGGAGGTCTTAATGGACTGGGTAAAACAACAAACGCTTTTTGGGACGCTCTTGGAATGTTGGCTAATCAGACAGACAGGGCAAGAAATGCAGGAGTAACACATGGGAAAGCACTGTCAGAAAATGTATTGACAGGTATCAAAGAGTGTGGCGTTGATTTCTACGAGATGTCATGTAAAAGACAATTTGCAGAAATGGCAGACAGTTTTTTCGAGCAATTTGGCTACCCAATAAATAAAATCACTGCCCCTTATTTACACTCAAGAGCCTACTGGAATTACGTAAAGACATCTCATTGCGGATTTACTGGTGATATTGATTTAGACCAGTTGAAAAAATTGAGAAATATCTTTGACAATGGCGTAACTTTGTGGCATACTGATGACGTAGGGAATTACGGTTTGTTAAATAACTAAAGGAGGTGTACATACATGAAAAATCCGTTACGAATTTTTGAACGAAATATAAATAAAAAGAAAAACAGTGATTTTGAAACAATCAAATCCATCTTTTTTTATGATATTTTCGATATATTTGTAAACAGGTATCAATGGCATAATCTACCCAAAGAAATTTTACCGATGTACATTGAACAAACCTTATTTTGGCGTGGTTTGGGTGTATTTATCAAGGACGATATTGCAGGATATGCATTCATGAATGTTTCATTATCTGGTTTACCAGATATTTATAATATTCCTCAAGACAGAATCGCTTATACTGCAAATGGGTATATTGAAGAATACGGGAAAGAAAACAGTTGTATCTTATGGAATAATTATTCGACTATGCCGTATTACTATAAGGCATTAATGTATGCCGATGCAATGGCTAATTGTTGGAAGACAAAAAATATTAATATGTATGCACAGCGTACTCCTGTTGTGCTCTCTTCCTCAGACAATGAAAAATTAAGCTTTGAAGTTTTAGGCGAAATGTACGATAATTATTTGCCTGTTTTAAAAGTTTCTGATTCGCTAAACTTGAAAGACATCAAAGCACTGAACATGGGAGCGCCTTACATTGTAGATAAATGTGAGCAAGAATTACGGGACTTGTGGTCACAGGTATTAACATCTTTAGGATATGAAAGTAACCCAGTAGAAAAGGGTGAACGTCTTGTGACAGGTGAAACGGCTGGAAACAACGGACAGGTAGAAGCAAATCGAAATGTTGGTCTTACATTAAGAAGAAGATGTGCAAATGCTATCAATGAATTATGGGGTCTTAATGTAACGGTAGACTTCAATAGTGAATTGCCTACTATGCTAAATGGTTATGTACCTGAGAAATATATGCAAAAAGGTAAGGAGGGTGATGAAATTGAGTAAATACACTACCACTGTGAAAGATATTTGTGAAAGTTTTATCCCGTCACAAGAACTGTGGAGTATGGATTTATCTGTGCAAAGAATCATTGACAAAACACAAGGGAAATTTTTTGATTTTGATTTTCCTTTTTACTCAGAGGATAGAAAAGACCTGTATACTTTTAAAGCATATTTTTTACTCAGATATTGGAATAATTATATAGGCTTTGAGACGCTAGGAATGTGGAAAACTGCTTTTATAACAAAAATGTATGAATTAACACCGTATTATACAAAACTGTATGATGCAATTCAAAACGATAACCCTTTTACAAACATAAATGTCACATTCACAGAAACAGAAAAAGGAAATGAAAAAACAACAACTAACTCAACAGATGCAGGAGAAAGCAAAGTAAAAAATAGACAAAACTATCAGAATATTGACAGCGACAACCCTCAAGTGACAGTTGCGACACAAGATTATGCAAGTTCTATGAGCAGAGGAGAAACTGTTAATGACACCACAACAAGCGCAAAAAATAATCATGCAGAAAACGACAACAAAGACAGCAAAAGAGACAGAGAGACAGTAGAAAAAGGATTAAGAGGAAAATCAACTAGCGAAGCTATAGCCGAATATCGCAAACAAATACAAAATATCAATAGAGAACTTGTAGAAGCTTGTCGAGATTTGTTTATGAAAGTTTGGTAAAAAAGGAGGTGAGATATATGACAGGTAATATAAAACCTTTATTCCCTTTACTCTGTTGTGACGTTCCAAGTGTGTATAGCAATAAACAAAGTTATTATGAGTGCTTATGCTATATAGGATATAAAGTAAACGAGTGCATTGAAGCAATAAACGGTTTTACAGATGCATATAAGCAATATACAGACGAAAAAATTGCAGGATTGAAAGCTTATATTGACGGTCTTAACACTGATATATACAAACATATCACAGAAGTAGAAAAAAATATCCGAAAGGAGATGAACGCTAAAGACACGGAACTTGATGAAAAAATCAATAAAGTTCAGACACAGCTACTTAATAAAATCAGCGATTTAAACATTTTGATTTATGACTTAAACGCTGAGACAAGAGCGCATATTGATACAGAGGTGAAAAAGCTTTATGATTATATCAATGACTATATACCTAACAATATGGAAGTGCTGAACCCTGTCAAGGGATATCGAACAAGTTTAAATCAAGCATTAGCTGATATGTATGACAACTTACGCTATTATGCGTTGACGTGTAATGAATTTGATTCGTTAAATTTAAGTTGTACAGAGTTCGATAACTTGTTACTTAATTGCACTGAGTTTGATTTATACGGTGCAAAAAGATTTCGTGTTGATAGTAACTTATATATGCATGACCCTTTTAGTGGAAAATATGTGTTTTATCAAGATGTCATTTTTAAACTCGCAGAGTTACACTTTAATAACCCTATCACAGTTAGCGAATTTGACGATTTATTATTAACTGTAACAGTATTTGAAGCTAAGGCGCTAAGTGCTTACACATTCGACAGTAATGCTAAAACAGCATTAAAATTATAAATTAAGGAGGACAAAAAAATTATGAGTTCAACAAACAAAACAACTTATTATAAATTAAGTCAGTATATTGGAACTGACAAGCCGACATATTTGGGGGATTATAATTCTGATATGTCTAAAATTGATGCAGGTATTCACGAAGCAGAAGATAAAGCTGTCACAGCTTCACAGAATGCAGGAAACGCAATCGCTAGAGTTGGTGTAGTAGAAAAAACTGTGCAGTCGCAAACAAACGCTATTACAACGTTACAGACAGATGTTACAGGTTTGAAAGAGAGTGTAAAAACAGCACAAAATACAGCAACAGAGGCTAGTCAAAAAGCTGACAGCGCACAGCAGACAGCGAATAGCGCACTTTTAACTGCTAATAATGCTAGTTCAAAAGCTGATAATATCAATAAAGATAAAACGCTGTGGACAGGTTCAATTAAAAATCAAACAGTTACTCTAACTGATAGTTTAACTAATTACAGATTTTTATACATTGAGACTAACGAGGGTATATCTCCTATATTCCCACTTAGAAATGACAAAAACTCTTATTGTGGAGCACAGCAAGTTATATCGACTCAGGGTTCATCAGTTGCCACAATCTCTATACAGATTAAGGTTGTAGATGATACACATATTACTATTTACACGAACACAATGGACCATGCTTTTGGTAGTACACACCCGGGTCTTGATGCAAGGACTACTATAGGCGTGTATGGAATCCCGAGATAAATGCGGATAAAAATAATAAAAAATAACCTCGCCAATT